CCTCCAGCACCACCATTTCCGTTACTACCGCTTCCGCCGCTAGTACCATTACTTCCGTTGCTTCCTCCAGCACCGCCTTGTCCTCCGCCCATTAAGACTACCTTGACGCTCGGATTGGTTTTAGCGAGTACGGAAGCTGGGATTTGCCAAGTTCCACTTCCCGTAAGAAGTTGTGAGCCTGTATAAGCATTGCCTTGTCCTTGTGGTGTGTAGTCGGTTACGATTTCGCAAGTGGCCTTTTCATTGCTAGAAGAGCTAATATCCATTTTGTAGATATATCCTTCTTCTGCCTCTCCATATGGATCATTAAATGCAACTTTTCGACCGCACTGTTCAGAGTCAACAATTAGATCCGTTTTTATAATCTTTCTTGCTGAATAATAAGAAATAAGCCTATTAGCTACATTTTCACTGTTTGCGATGCTTACTAAATATGCACCATCAACAGTTACTATCTTTTCTTCAGCGTTGGATAGCACGCTCTTCTCAACAACATTTCTTAAGTGTGTGTATTTTGTTCCGGTCAGAACCCCAATGCCATTGATTATTGCATAATTGCAATTTGATTCTCCGCTGAATGGAGCGCCGTTCCACTGTAGGCCATAGACAGGAGCGTCCTTGAATATAACAAGCTTATTTGTTGCTGATTCTCCGCTTCCAGTGTTGTCGAAAAGTGTTATTTCTTCATCATTATCCGTTTGAGCAAAGGAATGTTCTGTCAGCATAACTTTAGATGCTGGAGATCCATAGTCCACATCTCCGCCAATAAATATACGATTATCCGGAATATTCAAAGAAGATGACGCATAAATGTACGAAAATCTAATATCGCCATTTGCATCCTTTGTCAGAGTCGCAGAAGTCGCAAACATAAGTTGTTGCAAGTTTTCTCGCTTTGTTGCGTATGGTAGCCAATTATAGATTTGAGTCTGTCTTACATCTTCCTCACAGCTAAACGGGATCGTTCCGCCAATAATAGCGATTGCAACAGTTTCAAAGGTCTGGCCGTTATACATTCCGCCAACATGCGTTTGATCTCCCAGAAGTCCAATTGCTGAAATACAATTGATTTCGTACTCTAGCCTTGAAACTCTCTTTACCTTAGAAGCATAATATTTCCCGACTAGAATATTGTCACGATAAAACCGGACTTCAGTACCATATGGAAGTGTTCTCAGATCTCCATACACCTTGTTTGTGCAATATATTTTGTTGTCAGTAGTTTTTATGTATTGATATCCTGCTGGTGCGAAAGACTGTGCATCATATTTTACGTATAACGAATGAGATCTAAACTCATCAATCTGGAGTTCCTCAGTCACAAGGTCCACAGTATTGACTCTATCAATGCTCATTATGCTTTCATTCTCAAAGACATAACTTGGGTTAGCCAAGTTGCCAATGACAATCCTATAGTTCATTGCGCTACCTCTCTTTGAATGATATGGTTATGCCGTTGTAATAGGTTGTGTTTCGGTCGATGCACAAAGTCGCAGCGGAAACAGTCATACGTGCCGTGACAGTTCTATTTCCATTTTTCGCAGCAGAATCGTACTCAACAGTCACCGGATTAGATACCATCAAGTCACATAACGCTTTATATGACAATGCAGTCATTGGCTTGCATCCGTGCGAGAAGTCAAATTTTGTGGTTATAATGTCATAAATCTCACTGCCATCAATAGCCACGCCAGAATGCTTCCCATCAACTTGTCGAGGCGTTTCCGTCCATTCATATTTTGTTAACAATGCGCTGTAATCAACGCCATTTATTTTGAGATATGCCATACTAACCTATTACAAGAGATGTACCTCTTCTCTTGCCCTCATCCAGAATGTTTTTATACGTTGCTCTAGCGAATTGTTTTCCATCAATATTGAGAGTCAGCTCAATAGGACCATTGTTTCCGCTATATCCAATTTGGTCTATCTTCTCCATTAGTCTATCCATTGCGCCAGCATTCATAACTGACTCGCCTCTATGAAGCTCTGCAACATACCCATCGTATGGTACATAGTTCAGTCCGCTTGCATGGGAGCCATCAGCCTGCATTTCATCGTTGCTTTTACGCCAGAATGCTAGCTTGTCCGCAATCCAAGAGACTTTTTCGGACACCCAATTCTTAATTGACGCCCATATTTCCTTGATACCATCCCAAAGAGATGTGAAAATGTCTTTACCAATTGTGAAAAGCGCCTTGCCAAGTCCTTTGAGTGCGCTCTTGATATCTTCAATGAATCCATCAGTGTCTCCTGATAAGAGCTTAAAGAAAGCTCCGACAAACTTCATAACAGAGTCAAGTATCGGTTTAACATACGGCATTATGAAATCAAGTAGATTCTTAATTGCATCCCTTATTACTGGTAGATATTCAACAATCCAATCAAGTATCTCCTTCACATACGGAAGGAAATCTGTCATAAGGCTTGTCTTAAGTGTTGAAAGTGCTGATTGAACGGCCTCAAGAGAGTCTCCGAAATCTGCGCCTGCTTCAACTGCCTCATTGCTCATTACAATTCCTAGCTCTTGTGCTTGGTCCTTGAACGCCTGGATGCCTTCTGCTCCGTGATTCAACATTGGTTGCAGATTATAAGCAATATTTTCACCGAAGAGTTCTATTGCCATATTGGTCTGCTCTTCCGCAGTGCCAAGACTCATTATTTGGTCAATCGCTTGGTCTAAATTAAGGTCAGTGCCTTCGAGTTTCTTTGCAGCCTTTTCTAGATCTGACAACCCAAGTCCAGACATCTTTGCTACATACTCAAGCTCTTGAAGTGACTCTGCATCAATTTTCATACGTTGTGCAGCATCATCGATGTCACCAAGTGAATCCGCTGCATCTTTTGCTGCTCCAAGCATTGCGCCACCGACTGCAACTGCAGCAGTGGTTATTCCAGCCGCCCACTTTGCAGCGGTCTTTATTCCGCTAGCTAATTTAGAGCCAAGCCCTTCAGCATTGCTTGTTGTTTTTGATATTGATTTGTTTGCTTCGGATGAATCAATTAAAATAGATCCGAATAGGCGAAATATTTCCATCTAGCCCTTACCTCCTTCATAGTTATCACTTTTGAGCAGATTTTCTTCCGCCCATAATGGTTGAAGGTTCTTATAATTAAAACATTCTTTCATTTGCTCAATATCAAGGAGGTCATACGAACTGCAAGGTCTAATATGGTCAATATGCCACTTCCCATAATTTTTCCATGACATCCCAGGCTTGAATTGCTTTTCAAGATGGTCTTTTAATTCTTCAACGCTACACCCTATAAGCTCTATAGTTTTTTTAGGCTTTTCAATACCTTTTACCGCTTTATAGATTCTTGTTCGATAATTGCAAATCAACCTATACCCAACATCAGAATGTTTTCTTTTTAGCGCGTTCTTTCTGACATTCTCCTTGATAACATCCTTGTTATTTTCGTAATAGATTTTCATGTATTCTCGCTGATAGTCTGCCCTTTTGCGATTATAGATGCGTTGACTTGCTTTTTTCTTTTCGTGATTTGCATAATAATTAGCACTTGAGCGGGCCTTGTTTTTATCTTGGTTTTTTAGATATTCAAGATGCCTACACGCTTTGCAAGTCGCTCTATGCCCATCTTTTGCTTTTTCGCTTTTGCCGAACTCTTCTATCGGTTTTTCACAATGACAAGTCCAACATATTTTCATTTCCATACTCTACTTCCTTGTATCCGTGTGAAAATTGCTTTGCTATTTCTTTTTGTTCTTCAGTGATCTCTTTAATGTCCTTTGGCTTCTTATAAACAAAATACTCTTTGAATTCTTTGAAGCTCTTTGACTCTCCTATTGGAAGAGTGTCATATAAACACCACCTAAAGAACAGTTTATTTTCTTCTCTTGCCCTCTTACCATTTAGCAAGATCTCGCAGAAGTTCTCGGCATCAAGGCTTTTAATGTACTCCCACGGATATCGTGCTGAAATCGTTAAGACTTCTTCTTCAGTAAGTTGGACAAGACAGTAAAAAAACTCTTGAGATTTGACACCTCATAGAGTTCTTGTAATTTGCTTATTTGTTCGTCGATGTCGAGCTTCCCCACTTCCTCTGGATTCATTTCATACGGACCTGAAAGTAACTCATAAAAAAGATGTTCACACTGTTCCTCGGTCAATGTTTCCACCGCCGTAAGCATTCCGGTAATGCCAAGTTTTTCAACCGACTTAGTACCATGCACTGCGACATCCTCTATGATTTTTTGAAGCTCGGCCTTTAGGCTAGACTTAGTGACTAACCTAAAAGCCTTGAATACATCTTCAGTGTTTAATTTTCTCATCTTTCATTCCCCTTTCTGTTAATAAGATACAACTGGTGTGTAAATCTTGAATGGAACAGTATCAAGCGCATCAGCGGAATAGTGTGCTGTAAGAACAACAGGAACATTTCCTTCGCTCTTGTCTGCTACCTTAAGGCTGAATCCATTTGGATTAAGCACATTGGAGAGTTCAATCATAATTGGACTTGCGCTTCCTGTAATTTTTCCTACCCAAACGATGTTGTTAAGATAATCGGAATCAGCAAAGTCAGCATTTGGTGTAACCTGGTTATAACCGGATATATCTGTTGAGCTGATTGTTACAGCGCCAAGTGCAAGTGCAATTGTATCCTTTGTAACTTCTTTGATATTAGCTGTAAGAGTTGCTGTCCAGGAATCAATTACTTCGAATCCCTTTGTTGGACCTTTTACTCCATCAACTGAAATCTGTCTTACTTCTGGAACGGCGGAGAATGTTGCCCCACCCTCTGTTGCTCCTATAATCTTGCTTGCTGCAGCAGAAGAACCTGGTTCATCGGAACCAATTGTGAAGTTCTTATAAAGCATACCAGCATCAAGTTGAATGTTCTTTTTTGTGTTTGCTGTTAAGCCTGTGAATGCCATATTTAGCCTCCATTTAACAAGTCTTAAAAGTTATAAGTAATCTGCGCTGATGCAGTGTTTTTTCACCAACATCAACGTTGCTAAGATCGTTGCAATAGAAAACTAATGCAAGATCATTGTCTATGTAATAGTAATGGTCGAATAATGTCCAAAGGTCTTTGGCAAGCGTTTCTAGATCCGTGGTGTTCTGATCATCATCAACGATGTTTATTTCCAAGCTTCCTTGCTTCATTACCTCTCCATCAATAAGATGGATTGAGTACACGCAGTATGGAAACGGCGTATTGCTTTTTGCTTTTTCGTAGTAAACATTGTTGCATTTTGTTGTCAGTAAGCTTTGGATGATTGTACGAAGACTTATGATGTTTGCCATCTTCTCACCGCCAATCCAATATCATTAGCCGTGTCATTGAATGTAACTCCAACAACCTCATATCTAATGTTTTTATATTCAACAAATTTTTCGTCCGAATATTCGAGCTTGTCAGCCAGCACTATGAGGAGTTCTGGAACCTCGCCATCATTTCGAGCCATAAACTTATCCTTCAATGAATAACTTTTGACGCGACAAAAGACTTCCTTCTTGGTTCCGTCAGTATCTATTGGATCTCCCATACTGTTGACTGTTCTCGTTGTTGGAACAAGTTTGACAGTATCGTTATACATTAGGCTGAACCTCCGTGTAGTCTGCGTTCATCGAAGTCGCATCTCTTAGATCGCAATACATTTGCCAATATTGTTGACCTTTTCCCTGGTAATCATATTTGCCTTTGACATATAACTTGCATAATTCAGTAATACGCTCGTCTTCTTCCTCAACTGTGGCTTCGAGGAGTCCAACGCCAACTAGATCATTTTTGCAAGCGCTAATCTCTGCTGCGATATCATTATCCAGAGAACTATGTGTAATTCTTAATGATGTTTTCACATCTGCTAAAAGTGTGGATGCCATATTTGCTCCTTAAAAGGGGTTGGGGCAGAAAAGATAAGGAACTGCCCCAGATATATCTTAACTACGCTTTTTCCGCGCAGGAAAGATTCCAATCATTGACCATATCTTGGTCACCTATAACTATTTGTGCTACGTGTCCGATAATAAGCTTCGGATCACACCAAAGCTTCAGCTCTGGATCAGTTTTCCTTGCTTTAACGCAGAATGACAAATCCTCGCCCAGACCAAGAATTGGTGAGAAAGGGAGACCTCGCTTTTCGAGTATGTCTTTAACTAATGATGTTTTCATAAGTACGCAACCAAATCCGCAAGCTTTGATCTCAAACATTTCACTTGGAATACTTTCAACATGTTCCCATTCAATGCCCATTTCATCATCCTGTTGTACGATGTCGCACTTCTGGAACACTGTCGGTTTGAATTTTGGTGGCTTTCTTGTAAAGTACAAGCCTGACACAAAACTCTTGCCATCAATATCTTCCAATAGCTTTTCTAGTAAATCAGCCTCAAAGCTCATATCACTATCAAGCCAAAGTATATAATCAAACTCGTTATCCACAGCAAGTTTTGCTAGCTGGTTCCTTGCATTATAAATCAACGAGCCTGGATGATATTGAACAGCGACTGCAACATCTTTTGGAATCCGGAATAGCATATCCGTGAGAGATTTAACAAAGCGCACGTCTAAATGGTCCGCGCACGGAATCGCAATCATTATTTTTTTACTCATCTTTTAGTCTCCTTATCTTTCTTATGAAAAGACCTCGGCTGTTACACCGAGGCCCTATATATTGTGTTTTCCCTTCAACTATGCTGTTGCTCTTGTGTACTTAACGAATGCGTTTACATCGTCAAGCTTACCATCTGCGTAGCATACTGCTCTGTAGTTAATCTTGTTTGTCTTGAATCCAACGGATGTGTCTCTTGCAACTTCGATTGGAGCAGAGAGGTTAAGGTGATAAGCCTTTGCGCAACCATAGAAGATTGTATCTGTTGAGGAAATTACGCAAGAATCATCTGTGATAACTGGCTTGCCAGCAATCATCTTCTTGAGATCATCGCCAACATTTACAAAGTTCTGGATGTTTGCAATGCCCATAGCTTCATAGAATACTGCAGATGGCATAATCCAAACTGCGTCCTTCTGGAACTTGCCAGGGAGCTTACCCATAATCTTAAGAAGGTCAGCCTTTGAAATAGCGTTCTTTGTGAATGTACCATCAGCTGTGCTGTGTGTGTTGTTGATTCCTGTTGGCTTGGAGGAACCATCACCAACGATTACTGCGTTTTGAAGTGCAGATTCAATCTTGTTGATAAGTGCTTCAACGAGCTTAGCTTCGAATGCGTCGATACCCATCTTTTCTGCGGATGCAGGGAATTCAACTGTCTTAATGAGCTGATATACGGAAAGTGCTACGTGTCCGATTTCATCCTGCTGTTCGTTGCCATCAGACCAAGCTGCATCACCATTTGTGGTGTAGTTAGGAATGTTAACGAATCCTGGGAACTGTGTGAAGTCAACGTACTGAAGAAGTGCGTTTTCTTTGAGTCTGTTGATAATTGTGTTTTCTGTAATTGTAGGAATTACATCGATTGTGGACATTGCTGTTCTTTCTTCAGCGTCCATTGGCATTCCTGCAAGTTTCTTGAGCCATGCTGCTCTGTATTCTGCTGTATCTACAGCGAAAGTTCTTTCTCCCATTTTTGTCTCCTTAACAATTGGTTCTGTGATTTTTTGTTTTGCAACTTCGCGAAGTTCTGCGTCTCTTGCTTCAGCTTCAGCGATTATTTCTTTCTTTCTTGCTTCAAGAGCATCCATTTCAGCACTAAGTGCTTCGAGGTCAGCTCCTTCTGCTTCTGGATTAAGTTCAGCAAGTCTTGCTTCAACCTGATCCATTGTCATTTCTTTGATTTCCATTTAAGCCTCCTTAATGGATGTCAATCTAGCTTTAAGTTCTTCAATTTTAGCTCTACGTTCAGCTTCCGCTTTCTCAGCCTCAGCTTTTGCCACATCTTCAGCTGCACGAAGTCTTGCATTCTCCAATGTGGAGGTCGCACTTTCCAGTGTTTCTTCCTTGCTTCTTGCTTCAAAAGTGGTCTGTTCGTATGCTGGCCAAGTAACTGCGCTCACTTCAAATACCTTGCCAATTTTTATGATATATCTGCAAGGTTTGTCGGAGTCCAGTCCTTCCCATCTATCTTCATCAACAGTAAACATAAAGGACATTCCAGATACGTCCCCCCTATTTGCTGCTGAATAAAGTGCTTGTGCTGTTGCATTGCCTTCAGTGTCAAGATCAGCGCGGATATCCATTCCTTCTGATCCAACTGAAAGTTGCATTGTGCTATTTGCATTGTTGTTTCTGCTTCTTGCAAGTGGAATCATACTTGTATCGTGATTTACAAGAAGTCTTACATCCTTGAGGTCCGTGTCATTAAGCGCTTCGGATTCAATGTATTCAATAAAACAACCATTGTCATAAGGCTGATTGAATACGATTGCTCTCCCAGCTACGAAATGTCCGTGTTCCTCGCTCTGCTCTGCGCGAAGCTCAAACTCAAATGCTCTGCATTCTTTTTTCTTGTCCATACCTATCTCCTTTTGTGGTAATATGCGTAATTTTCTCCGGTATCTAATAACAACTCCGTGTCCGTAAATCTCTCCTGGAACAATTCCGGAGTTAAATCATCTTGGATGTGTCGCTCCCAAGGATTGCCATACAGCTCCTCTTCTGCATATAAAAAGGGAATCCCAATAAGGAAATCCCTGCATCTTGTACTTGCATATTTAAGAACTATTTGTGCATCTTGAACCGACATATGTTCCAAAACATCTCCGAATATAATCAAGTCATACCACTTGTATTCGAAGTTTAGTATCGAACCGCAAAATACATTGTTGTATTTTTTCGCAAGTTCGTGTTCTGATATGTTCGGGCCGAAGATCTCGACTGCATCCATTTTCAAATAACCGCCAAGTAAATCAGACCACTTGCCATCACAAGCTCCGACATCAAGGCACGTTTCATTTGGCCGATAGTTTAAGTTAATCCACTTAATCATTTCAGCCTTGCCATAATCACTGCTGGCCATCTTCTTCCTCGCTTATCTTTTCATCGGCATTGTAATATTCACCGCGGATTATATAATCATCTCCACCTTCAATTGGATCCAGATTGAATACTTCACGGCCTTCATTTCTGCTCATCATTCCCCTATCAGTCATTTGCTGAACCACTGCAAGCTTTTCTGCCGTTGTAGCGTACTGTAAACGATTAGCTGTGAACTGAATTTGATTGCCTCTAACCTTCTGCTCTGCCGTGAATAACATATTTGTCAGCACTAATGATAATTGCAGTGCAAATGGCTCGATTTTAGCCTCGTAGAAGGAAGCCCATTCATCCGACGTGAACTTATTTTGGAGGATTGGCTTGTTGACGCCGAAGTAATTGAATACATTGTTTTCAACAGCCTCAATCTGACCAGGCTCAATGATATATGGTTTTGAATCAATCTGCCTTACATCACTGTATTTTGTATCAAATATTGCAAGTCCGCCATTATTCTCAGATGAAAGGTTTTGTGTAGTCCATCTCTTGCGCTCTTTCTCGATATCATCAGGCTTGATTGCTTGTGCAAGCTTTCCGATAAAACGGATTGTAGCGCTCTGCTTAATGCCTTCCCGGATGCCTTGCTTTTGTGTCCATAGCAAATCAAGTGTTGTTTGGAGAACTGTGTTATCCTCGCCGAAGAAGTCGCGTTTATAGAAGAACTTTGTGAGGATTCCAACCTTATCAAAGTCCATCGCTGCTCTTTGACCATTGCGGAATTGGAATGTTAAATACATTTTGCCATTCCTCTCTCTTACTTCCGCCAAGCTTGGTTGCACCGGATAAAATCCGACTATCTTTTCATAGTATCTGTCATAAAGAGGCACTATTAGACAAGTGTTTTCAGTCTCCAGGATTGTTGCTGTCTTATATAAAAACTTTGTAGTGTCCATATATGGATTAGGCTGAAACTCCATAATCTTTTGGAGGTCTTGCCTTGCACCACTAACAACAGGTTTTAACTTTGAGCAATGATTCGCAACAGCGTGAATCGAAGCTCTGCATAATTCACTTTCATAGATTCCTGCATTGAACGATGTGAATATTGGCTGGTATCCGGTCAACGTCTTGATGTAACCACCAGTCGCATAATCGCTCATTTGCTTTGGGAATATCCTCTCTAAAAGGCCCATTTAATTCTCCTTGTTCAAATTAACATATTCGCCCATCTTGTCCTGAAGAACTCGATAAGCATCTAAGAATGCAGCAGTACCATCAATACGTTGTGTACGGTCTGCAGACTTCATTGGTTGTATATTTCCATTAACATCCGTTTTGACGTGCGTGTTAATTAAACACCATTGGTCTATCGGATTGTCAAACACTATCCTTTTAGCCTGTAAATCGGCTTTCATAGCTTTCATTGGCTCGCTTAAGGTAATTACACCTTGCCTTATTGGAATCATCGCATTTTCGCCAAATTCAGCCTTAAACTCGGTCAATAAAGTGTCGTCTATATGCCACGGATCGAAGCCAATATATAACGCATATAAATCTTCCGAATACTTCAGCTCTCGGAACCAGTCCAAGAATATGTGTTTATCACATTTGTTCCCTGGGCAAGTCCTCATATAGCCTTGACTTATCCACAGATCATACGGAACACTATCACGTCCTCGACGATCTCCGGCCTTCTCTTGCGACTTGATTACATCCTCCGGAATCCAATACATAGATTTGCGGTAAATATGTTCATCATTCGGCCTCATACAAATTGCAGTTGCAGCATTAAGGTCAACACTGTCGGCTGCATCGAATCCGCCAATGCAGTAATCAAACTTATAACCGCCTAGATCTATTTCCGGACTTACAGTCTCTTCGAATCTAAGCCAAGCGCTTTCACTTGTCTGCTTGATATTAAAATCCTTAACCAAGACTGTTGGCTTGAAGCTCGGATCATCCTTTGCCTTCTGAACACATTCAGCCAAGAACTTTTCGCTCTTGATGGTTCCAATGCCAGGATTGGCTTTTATCCAGCACTCTGGCTTGTCCCATTCTCCAGGATCATCCAGCTCATAGATGAACGATATGAATCTGTCATTTGTGATCTTGCCGTCGAGGATATCCGACGCATATTTATACTGCGCATCAAAGATACCCTCTCGAACAAAACCATTGGTAGTTATGCAAAAGAGTAAAGGCTGCTTTCTCGCACCCATTCCTTGCTTAATTAAGTCATAGATATCTCTGTTCTTGATCGCAGCCA